GTCATAGTATCTTCTTACATATGAAATTCTAGTTTCTTTAGGATACTTGGCAAAAATAGTTGCTGCAATCATCATGTACATGAACTGAGGAGTTTCATATACTTTCCCAGTGCTTCTATCTTGCACAAGATATTTATCTACAACTTGTCTAAGACCAGCATAAGTAAACAGATAATCACGATTGTGATTGATATAAGAACCCAGTCTATTAAGTTCTTCCTCAGTATAGTTATCCAGAACTTCTGGATCATACACTCCTACATTAACACAATTTTGGATATGCTCAAAGAATGAAGGATGATCCTGAACTCTACCATAAAGAGACTTTCTAACTGCAAACAGAAGCAGTCTTGCTGCTACAAATTGATAGTTAGGATTTTCAAGATCAATTAGGTCTGATGCAGATCTAATCAAAATCTCCTGAATTTCTGCTGTAGTGATGCCATCATAAAATTGAATTCCAGATTGCATTTCTACTTGAGATGCAGAAACACCTGCAATGTCTCTACATGCTTCTTCGACCATCAAATGAAGTTTGTTCAAGTCCAAATCTTCAATAGAGGTATTTCTCTTAATTACTTTAGTCCCGTTACTCATACTCGTTTCCAACTAATAAGTTTTGCCTTTGCTTCTAAACCAGAATAGGTATTTGATTCTATCACAGACTGAACATCAAGTCCAGCAAGAACCATATCATTTATGTCCTTTTCCAGAACATTACTTGGCCAAATAACCACAGGAAAATGTGAGTTAATTGCCTTTTCTATTCTTTCTACTATCTGCTTATTCCTTTTTTCATTGTCATAGACCATGACAAATTTAGTTTCAAAATTTGTCACAAAAAACATTTTGTCTATGTCTGCACCAACCATTGCTATAGAGTTTTCTATAAACATACTATCAAATGGACCTTCAACAACATAAACAGTTTTACTCCAATCAACTTTATCTAACCCATAAATTTTAGGATGATGTTCATCCAAAATGACTGTTATGTATTTGATTGGAGAATTTGGTAATAAACTTCTTCCTTGAAACCCAAATATTTTTCCTTGATTAACTAGAGGAATAATGATCCTTGGTTCATCTTTCTGAAGTGAATCAAATGTATGTTTCTGTTGATTTGTCCATTCTTTGAATTTTTCACAAAAATATAATTCCTTTAGGTATTTTTGTGGAATTTTTCTTTTGTTTACATACTCTCTAGCGAAATGTTCTTTATTTAGTTCTGCAAGAGTAGGAAGATCAAAAGACTTTTTTGTAAATGTTGGTTTCTTAAAATCAAATTTTGGTTCTGGGGTGTTTGAATTTTTCCCAGTCAATCCATTCTTATATCTTTCCATCACATACTGATCATAAAGAACATTATCCATGTCCTTTAGGAAGTTTGTAAAAGACCTAGATACACCACAATTATGACACTTGTAATTGTGGTCATTCTTTGATTGGTAGATGTATCCCCTTGCCTTGTTCCTGTACTTCTGAGAGTCTCCACAATAGGGACATCTAAAATTATAAAGATTATTTTTTACCTGTTTAAATTTTTGAAGTCTTGAAGAAACCAAACCAATGTATTTGACATCAATAAAAGACATTACAAAAGGGCAATAATGCCCAGTCTATCCCAAAACTACTTGGCAGTCAACCTTTCACTATTGATTTGATGGTGTTGTTGCATTTGAGATGGTGTCCACCAACCTGATGCAAGAGTTGAAATTGCTGTAGTTAAAACTGCCAGAAGAACTCCACATCCAACAGTCATCCACTTAATCTTACCTATTTCTTGAACTTCTAATTCTATTTTATCAATTCTTCCTGATACTGCATCATGCTGGTCCTTATTTTCTAACTTTAATTCTTCAATCAATCTACCAATATAATCATCTGCCTTATGACACTGATCTATTTTTTCTTCATGGACAGCAAGCATCTTACTGATGTTCTGACTTGTCTTACCCATGATTTGTATTGCTTCATCAATCTTTCTCATCATAACTTCATAAGATGAAAGTCTTTCTTCAAGTACAGCAATCTTAGTGTCTGCAGAAGTATTTTGGTTAAACATCTTTCCTGGTGGTTCTTCTTTGAATTTTTGCTAGGTTCTTGAAGAATGGATTCCAATTTCTTCTTTTACCTTTTCTCAAATCCACTGGGGGTTCTTCTGGGGGAAGCCCTGCTAAACCACCACCTGTTGCAGTCATATTCTCTTTAATTATATTTATTATTCTATCTACTTTATTATTTTCCATTAGAGTGTTTGCAACAGTTTTAAACAATTTTCATCCACAGGAATTTCATTTAAAAAAGATTTTGGATATTCAGGAATTCTATTTAAGAATAATAAAAATGTCTTCATAGAAGACCATAACTCCTTTTCTATTTTAAAAAATAGAAGGGGAATGGCTGCATCATTGAAGACATTAAACACAATGATAAAATGGTTAATCAGGAGGTTAGTTTTTAAATCTCCTGATTTAACATACCTTCTCAAAAGTTTTTTGATATATTTAAATCTACTTAGATCCTCATAGAAGTCTTCTTTTGTAACTGCTTGAGGATTGTCATAATATTTAATGGCAAATAATATATAATTGTCCTCATTCAACTCATCAAATTTCATGGATTAATTATTTTGATGTTGGATAGAGAATGCCATCAGTGCCAGTTTGAATGCCAGACATAGCAACCAATACTTCACTCTTCACTCTAAGATTTCCATGAGTATCAATGTAAGTTGTTACACCTACCCAACCAGCATGTGTATATCCTCTGTATGCAGCAGGAGGATTAGTGGTTGTTGAGATGCCATAGACTTGCTTATCATAACCATCAACATATCTCTTGAAGGTGAGGGTAGCACCTGTGGCAATGCCTGCAGAAATAGTTGATCCTAAAGTAATTGTTGATGCACCAATAGTTGAAATCACAAGATTGTTTCCATTGTTTAAGAGGAAGTCACCAACAATAACTCCAGTTGGAGCAATGACTGGAATAATAGCAGTTCCTACACCTGCATTAGTAGTTGCAGTTCCTGTTACTGGAAGTGTAATTAAAGTTTCATTTGCATCTAAAGCATTGCTATATGTGCTATCAAGAACTGTATACTTAGGAAGTTCACTGATATAGAAACTTGTTGAAGCAATTGCTGCTCCACTTAAACCTGCAGTGGAACCAATGGTGCATTGAGTTGTACTTGCAATACCAACAATTACAGCATCACCAAAATAAGTGTTGCCTGAACCTCTAATTCCAAATCTAATTACATCCCCTGTGGCAGCAGCTCCAACTTGTCCAAAGGTAGTACCAGATCCAGTAACAACTAAGGTTGAATAGTCCAGTGATACTGTTCCACCTGAACCTTTATTGTCGTTGTTTCCCCAGAGTGCCATTCTTTTTACCTAAATTAATTTTTTTCTTCTTAAGTTATTTATAAAAAAAGGGGAATTGAAGATCCCCCATTTAACTATTAAATTTTTTATTTTAATCAGACACACTCTCTGAGAAGTGCTTCTCTTACCATCTTAGCAATTAAGTTATCAATATCATTATCTGTAGTGGTAACATATCTATCAAGCAGTTCGCACACAAGTCTTTTGACTTGGCAGGAATTCATAGCACTGAGAAGAATTGGTCTTGCAATAGATACTAAGGCTGCCATAATGGACTCCAAGTAAACCTATCACTATTTATTTTTTGAGACTTTTCAGAACATCCCCTGCCTTCTTAGCAAGAGTATCACTCTTTTGTCTTCCAGTCAGTTTTCTATTTGCCTCAGGTGCAGGTGCCTTTGCAACAGGTGCTTCTGATCCCATTGGTTTTGAAGATTTTCTAGTGGCAGAACCTCCTCTGACTTGTCTCAAAACTTTTTCTGCTTCACTCTCAAGTCTTTCTGCTCTCTTTTGCTTCATTTCTGCTGCCTTTTTTTGAGCAGGTGATAACTCACTAGACTTTCTTTCTGATGCAGATCTTAATTTGGTTTTCTTAGGATCAAAAACTCCCTCAGAAAGATCATATCTATTCTCAAGGTAATTAAGAACTGCTTGTTCTGAAGCAGGAGTTAACTTTGCAGATGCTCTAGCCTTAGCAACCTGAAGATCAGAAAGTTCTTTTCTGACTTGTGCTTGTGCTGCTCTTCTCTTTGCTGCCTGAAGAGGATCTGCTCCAGTGTTATTTACTGTTTGAGCATCTCCCCTAGGTGCCATAGTTGTGGTATCTGCTTCATCAATCTCAAACTGTTCCTCTTGATAAGTTCCTGCTCTTCTTGCTGCTCTATTACCTGATCCTCTGTCACCAGCACCAAAATCACTTTCACCACCTCTGCCTCCTCGTGTAGCACGCTTGGATGGATCTGCACTTACCATACGGCTATATGCTGTTCCACCTGGCTTCTTGACTGCTTTCTTGTAACGATCTCCAGTGAGTGCTTCATCTACATACTCTTCATTTTGTTCCTCTGCAGCCTTTCTTTCTGCTTTTCTTTTTCCTAGTTCTGCTCCTCTTTTTCTTTTTTCTATGGTTTTTAATTGACTAATATCTTTATTTGCAACACCTTTAGCAAAGGCACCAAGCATAGACCTTACATTCTTTCTAGCATACTCATTTGCTCTCTCAGGAGTATCTAATATCTCATCAAGTTGCTCTGCTTCATCAAGTTCAGCAGTTTCATAAATTTCAACTACTTCACTCCAAGTAAAGTCAGAAAGATCATATCCTTCTTCAAGAAGTTCCTCTACCCATGCTTCTACTTCTTCTGGAATAGATGGTTTGGTATCAATCTTATTGTGAATTCCTTTTCTTACGTCAATCTTTTCGTTCTTATCTGACTTAGTAAAGAGATCTCTCTCTTCCTTCATCTTCATTGCCTTTTTGATGGCACGATCCTTTACACCAGCATATTCATCTGTTTCATCTTCTACTTCACCATCACCATCATAGTCCTTAGACTTCTTACCAGACTTCTTGGTATATTTGTGCTCTTGATCTTCTCCAGCTTTTTCTGACTCTTCTTCTTTCTTACCTTCCTTATGCTTCTTCTCACCCTTTTCTTCTTTTTCCTTCTTCTCTTCTGTTACAGCATAAGGATCTGCCATCTCAAAAAATGGCTCTCTAATTTCTTTATAAAGATCTGCCCAAATGTTAGTCATCTTTTTCTGTAATTCTTTTTTCTATTTAGTCAGGATGCACTTCTGATACATCCTTAATCCAAGATTTAAACATGAACCCATCTTCAGTTACGCAAATTAAATGATTTGCACCAGATCTAATAATTTCTCCTCTAAGTCCTGTTGTAGAACTTTCCACCATAGTTCCCACCTTAAACAAATTGCCAAAGATGTAATTCTCTCTTAAACCTTTCCAATCTAATTCAGGTGATATTAACCATGTTTCTTTAACTTCCAATGAACCTCCAAGTTCATCAAACAGTTTTTTAGTTCCTTTAAATGATGTGGGCATCATCTTCTTGAATGCATCATAATCACCAGATGCTGCTGCTTTTCTTGCTGCTGCAGATGATTCATCTGGATCCTTTGGTCCTGCAGAAACTACATTGATAGAATTAAATTGATATGCAGTTCCATTCTGCTTTAAAGATAAACTATCAATCTCTGCTACTCTTTCTGCTCCAACCACAATATTAACAGCAGTGTATCCTTCTTGATTTAAGAATGAAAGAACATCAAAGATGGTTTTAAAATCATCACTATCAATAATTCTATCTGCATACTGAGGGAACATTTCCTTCATGTATTCAATTTTGACTTCAGGAGAAAGTGGATTCTTCTTACCATCCTGAGTTCTACTTGGGAAGATGTAGAAGTTTCCTCCTGTAGATGTTTGCTTTAAAGAATTTAAAAGATTTAAATGTCCTTTTGTTGGAGGATTAAATTTACCAAAAGCAACAGTTACAACTTCACCCCTAACATCTTGTCTAGGTTCTGCTCCACCTTTTCCAGATGCTCCTGTAGTTTCTGGTTTTTTACCCTTTGTTTCTGTGGGTTGTTTTGGTTTTGCTCCTAATCTTTTAGGAGCAGCTTTAAATTTCTTTGACTTCCTTTTTTCAATCTCAGCAGGTGTATACCCTACTCCACCATCATCACCCTGCTCAGATTTTTTCTTTTTGTCCCGTATAAATTCTAGTTTCCCTTTATAGGTTTTTGCTTTCCTTTGCCCTTCCCTATCTATCCAGTACCCGTGACCATCTCCAACTAACCCAAGTTTTTTTGCCTGCTTTGCAGCTTGGGAAGTTCTTGCTTCTGTTAAAAAATCTAAGAATCTTTTCATTTATTAATTTCTGAATATATCAAATTCTGATTATCCTGTATATATCTTAGACCAAGATGTTTCAATTGTAAGTATTTTTTGTAAATGACTATAAGTTCCTTAAAAAAATCTTCCATCAGGAAAGTAGGGTAAAGATATCTCTTTCTGTATTTACCTCAACACCACACTCTTCTGTAAATTTTTCAAGATCTCTTCTAGATGGATTGCTAATTCTTTCTCTTGCCATAGCATGATAATCATCAGACAAATCAAATCCAATGTAGTTATGACCAAGAAGTGTAGCAGCAAGACCAGTTGTACCTGAACCACTGTAAGGATCAAGAACAACACCAGGAGATTCCATCACTGCTTGAATGCATCTCAGAGGAAGAACAATAGGAAATGGTGCAGGGTGAGGATTCTTCATCTCAGGACCAAACTTCCAAACTGATCCATAGTTTACAGATCTCCTAGGAAGTTTGGGACGCTTTGCACCCTTACACAACCAATAGATTCTCTCATCAATTTGAGTGAACCTATATCCAGAAATCTCAGGACCACTTCCCCTATTCCAGATAATTTCTTCCCTGATGTGCCATTTAGTTTTGGGCAACCATTGCCAAGGGGATGTAGCATTTCCTTGAAGATACCTTACCTTATGATTGTAAAATAAAGATCCACCTTCTTTGGTTTTGTCAAAGAGAACATTCAGCAATTCAATCTGTTGCTCTTGATAAACATCTTCTGGAAGAGAATCATCAAACTTGTCATATTCAATTTTACGAAACAAACCACCACCAATCTTTTGTTTGTTATATGGTGGTGAAGTTACAGTACAATCAATAGAGTTGTCATCAAGTTGCTTTGCCAACTCAAGGCAATCTCCAGTTCTCAGGTCAATCATAGGGTCTCCAGTATTTTACCAGTATAGCACATCACTGGACTTTGATAAAGGGTCCAGACAGGTCTGCTTGACTAATGTTCATTTTTGATGATAGGAAATACGCATGAGTGATAAGTTCTGCTAATTTGCCTTGCTTCTTTGCTTCAATAAACATTTTAATATATCTAAGAATTCTAAGTTTACTTCTCAATTTAACTGCAAAGTTTTTTCCTGAAGGATTAGGTGATTGTTCATCTAATAAAAATGCTTTCTGGATAAACTCTTCTGGTGTGCAAGGTTTGCCCATGTATGAAATTTTACCAAACCCCTTAGAAATTGTTCTATCAGAAACTATGTTAGCAAAATAAGTTTGCCAATACTTCATATGAGTATCAGTAAATTTTCCACTCAAAGGAATGTTGTGGTTGATTTCTTCTCCAGTATACTTTTTAACCAGTTCTGCCATTTTAGGAGCAGGGATAGCTCCATTTCTAGCAGTTGCATTTACATACTTACCTTTGTTGTTAGCAACTCTATCTCTAGGTTCAGTTGCATGAGCAGCAGTACTAGAAACTTTACTCTCCCAATAATATCTTTTAATATATTTTCCTGCCTTAAATTGAGCCTCAAATGTTAAGGAGTTTCCAGCAAAATCATTGTCTCCTCCCCTTTTAGTAATTTCCATATAGGTAAACATATCACCTATAATTTCACCTTCATGAACCTGAATCCCATCAGGTCCAACATCTAAATTAGTTTCATATACATGAGATTCAGGTTCTGCTTTGGTAGGTTTCTTAAGAGAAATACCAAGAAGAGTTTTACTTGATAAAAGTTGACTCAAATAAGCATTAACAGTCCCTACAAAAATTTCAGGTGCTGTTGTTCCATCAGAAAACTCTCCCTTAAGAAGATCAATCATATCTTTAACTTTTTTTTCTTCTGATGCTTTAATCATGTAAACATCAGTGGTGTTCCAACTATCTTTTTTTCCAGTAAACAATTGCTGTTGTGGTCTGTTAAAACTAGACCAAATGTAGTCATAAATGTCTGTTGTTTTTGTGGATGGTAATGTTTTAGTTGATCCACCATACCTAGCATATTTCCAAGAAGTATCTTTACTTCCTTCTGAGTGGCCAAGATATTTAATTAATGCTTTTGCTTGTTTCAACAAACCAAGATACCACTCAGAATCCATATTTGGAAACTCAGTTTTTAAATCATCATAGAGATTTAAATCTTGGTTTGGAGTTAGATCTGCACCTTTCTCTATTGCATGATAGAAGACAACAATAGATGCTGCTTCAAAGAGATCTGTTTCAGTTGCCATTTATCTTTAGTTTATTATTATCTATCGTCTTCAGAACGATTTTCAGAATAGAACACATCAAAAGCACCTTCAGGATAACGCTTCAAAAGTTTATCTACATTCCTAGAAATCACATAGTCAATAGGAACTTCAAGTGCAATACATGCTTGCATAACATACCACATCAGATCTCCAAGTTCAGTAATCAGGTGGTCTTTGTTATCTTCATTCCAAGATTTACCTTGGAAGATCATTTTCTTAACAATCTCAAGGAACTCACCACCTTCAGCATTAATACCAACACCAGCAGTTAGGAGTCTTTCAATATTAGCACCTTTGCGATCAAGTTCAACAATGCGATCTGAAAATGATACAAAGTCTTTAGATGCATCAGAGGTTACTGCATCTACAAAATTTTGATACTTGTTAAAGTCTACTTTTTCAATCATTAGAATTTCAAACTTGCGAATTTACTTTGTTTTGGTTCATCATTATAAGTATACTCTTCTTCTTGTCCAGAGTCAAGAATATCATTCTGAGCACTCTGCTCACAATCATAGAGTCTCATTTTTGCCCTGTCAATTCCAACAACAAATCTCTTGTTGATGGTAGGGTCATTATATCTGTTCTTCAGTTGTTTCACCATAATCTGACCCAACTGTTCCAATTCTTCTGTGCTAATAAGGGCAAACATAAGGTCAGCAGTAGCAGGGAGACCAAAGGACTCACTAGTATCAGTAAGTTCAACATCAGAATTGCCATAACCACTCCTAGTGGTTTGAGTAGCAGAGACAATGGGAACATTGAATTCCACTGCCAGTCCACGTAATTCTTCTGCAATTGCCTTAACATACGAATAAGAATTGACAGAAAAATTTGACTTATACCTAGAGGAAGCACAAATGTTGAGGTAATCAATAAAAATAATATCAGGTCTAAATGATTTCTTAAGAGATAGTTCATTTAAGAGTGCCTTGAAATGACCTGTATGTGCAGAAGCAGTTGGATATTCTTTGATGATCAAAGAACCTTGAGTCTTTTTACTGATATTATTTACTTTACTCTCAAACATCTTCTTAGGAAGTTCTTGAATGTCCTTGATGTTTACATTCAAAAGGTTGGCATCAATTCTTTCAGCAATCCTTTCCTCTGCCATTTCAAGTGTAATGTAGAGAACATTGCGCCCTTGCAAGAGGATGGAGCTAGCCATGTGGCACATGAATAGACTTTTGCCGACACCTGTACCAGCAAGAGCGATATTGAGAGTCTTATTAGGTATACCACCTTTTGTGATTTTGTTGAAGTAGTCAAGGTCGAATGGTATTTTGTCTTCTTTTCTGTGATAGGATTCATATCTGTCTAAGTAGTCCTGCAAATAATCATGACCAATGTGGTCATCAAAACTGACTGCAAGTGCATCTTGCAAAATAGATGGAATGGAGTCTCTAGATTTTTTTTCATCTTGCCCATCAGCAATCTTAATGCTTTCCATAAGAGCAAGATAAATTGCTCTATCTCTACACCACTTTTCTGTAGTGTCTAGCAACCATTGTTGATCTGGTTTGGAATCATCTAAAGCACTTACATAGTTACAAATTTCTTTGTAAGTTTCCTCTGTAATATCAGTTCTTTTTTCTGTTTCAATTAAAATAACTTCCTTTGTGGCAAGATTGTCATAGTTAAGAATGAACTTACAAATCTCTTCAAAAATTACTTTTTCATGATAAACTTCAAAATATTCATTTCTAATAAATGGTAATACCTTTCTACAATAGTCATCATTGTAAACAAGGTTTCTGAGAATTGTAGTTTCAATCTTTTCCATCACCCTCCATATAAGAATTCTTTGTTTGCTGCTTCATCAAGTGCTTGCATAATATCTTCAGTGAAATACTTCTCAGGATTCTCCATTATGGTTTTTCCATACTGAGAACCAAAGGGAGTCTCATATCTGGTTCCTACCTTCGAAAATATCTCATATTTCTCAGCCAAATCAAGAAGACCATAATACTTATCAAGACCACGATCATCATAATACAACCTCACTTCTACTGTTTTGTTTTCTTTACTAAGTCTGGATTTATGAGTTGTTGCCTTGATAATATTACCAATAACTTCTGTGCCATCCTTTTCCTTCTTCTTGGAAAGATAAATGATAGTAGATGCTGCATATTTCAATCCAGAACCACCACTCATCTCTTTAGTAGGAACATAAGCACCAACAACATCATAGGTATGATTAGTGACAATCATAGGGATGTTTGCTTGCCCCAACTTCAAAGTTAACATTCTGAACGCCCCTTTGACAAGTTGTGATTTAGTCATATCACGAACTTGCTTATCATTTAAGGCATCAGTAATCTCCTTCTCGGTGGAGAGCATCCCTAGAGAGTCTAGCACAAACATGCAAGGTTTGCGACTGTCTGCAGACTTTTTCATGTAAAGATCAACTGCTTTCAAAGCTTTTGATCTAAACTCTTCAATAGTAACTACATTAACAACAACAAGTCTATTTGTATCTACACCACGACTTTCTAGAAGAGACTTGGTGATAGCAGCCTCAGTATCAAAGTAGAGGCAATAACCATCGGGGTTAGTATCAAGAAAATTCTTAACCACAGCGAGAGAGAAGAAAGTCTTTCCAGTACTAGACTCTCCAGCAATAGCAGTAATCTTATTCCCAGATACACCACCAAATAGACTACCTGAAACCAGTGCATTAAAAATGTATGAACCTGTGTCAACATAGTTTTCTGTTTCCTCAATATCAGATGCTAATGAAGCATATTCTCCACCAACCTCTTTAATTATGTCTTGTAAAAAATCCATAGTTATGCAAAAAGTGATTCTAATGTGTTTGTTTTTTCAATGCCCCATCCAATACATTGAAGAATAGTTTTCAATGGGTCAATAAAACTCTTTTCAAACTGAAGTTCATAGTCAACATATTTCACAAGATTTAATTCTTTTGGAAACTGTTGAATAAAGGATAGTACATTTTCCCTAATTGGATTAGCCTTTTTCAAATAACAAAATTTAATCTTTTCGCCATTATTAATAAAAGGATATTTATTATCCAAGTTGTGTTGCTTGATATAGTGATTATACAGCAAGCATCCTCTGATGTGAATGGGACATCCTTTCTCATAGATTGAACTATAAGACCTATACTTGTTAATGTTATTTGCTGTTCTGGGGAAGGAAATTTCCTCAGGAGGCAATGCATAGAAAGTCTTCCTAGACTTATCAATGTAATTGATCAAGTCATCCTCAGTTTTAGTCATGATAAGTTTAAGAGCATCCTTAATCATTTGCCTACAAGGTGCAGGTGTAGATGACTTAACTGCCTCAATACCCATGATCTTTAGTTTAGGTTCAGAATACCTAACTCCTTCAGAATCCCATACATTCAAAATGTATCTCTTCTTAGCAGTCCAGATTCCACGATCAGCAATGTTTTCTCGCTTCATCTGCATCTTCTGAGCATAAGCATTTACATAGTCAGCCAGTTCTTGGTAAGAACTTTCAATATAAGGCTCAAGTTCCATTTTACAGATCTTATCAAGGAACCCAACAACTTTCTCATTAACCTTCTCTCTGCCTTTGTATACACTGTTGACCAAAGGACCCATATTAAGGTAAATAGAATCAGTATCCGAAGCAATAACATAATCAACATCATTGGTCTTAAGAATTTTGTTTAAGTAAGTGTTCATTTTATTTTCAATCCATCTGATAGATACCTGACCAGATAGAGTGACTGCTTCTGCATTTTCAATCCTAAAATACCTAAAGTATTCATTACCTACAGCACCATAGGCAGAATTAAGTTGAATCTTTCTTGCTAATTGAATGTTGTTGCAACGAGCAATTTCCTTCTCCAATTCTTTGGTTGGTGTTTTCTCATACTCCTGCTTAGCAGCAAGCATCTTCTTTTTGTAGATTGTTCTTTCACTATAAATTTTATCCATTAGTTCAGGAAGAAATCCTCTAACATCTTTCCTAAACATTGCACCATTGGCACAAACAGCATACTGTTTATAATTGTCAAAATCTACAGACTTATTAAGAATTTTGTCTACTGATATATTTGGATGCCTTTCTTCCAAAAGAGTTTCTGGAGAAATATTGTACATCATGATTAGGTGAGGATATAGAGAGTTCAAGTCAAAACTCACAACCCAATCATACTTACCAGGAATTGGTTCCTTTACATATGCACCTGCATACTTAGAATCCTTTTTAGTATCTTTCTTAAAGGGAATAACAATGTCCTTAGACCTTAAGTAATTGTAGATGATGGAATCCCACATCCTTACCTGATAAAACACATCATTGAAATTGCACTTAGCATCATATGCCATAGTAATTGCAAGTTCAATAAGACGCATTTTATCTTCAAGTCTATCTACAAGTTCTACGTCTTTGATGTTGTATTCTACAAACTTTTGCCAGTCCTTTGTATAAAACTCTTTAAAAGTATCATACTCAGAGTGATCCAACTTATTCTGCCCAAGTTCAACAAAGGCAATGTGATCAAGACGATAAGACTCCTGATTTGTATAAGTAAACTTCTTATACAATTCAAGATAGTCTAGAACTGTAGTACCTGCAATATCATACCTAGTATGAGGTCTACCATTTACAATGACTTGATTTTCAGTAACAATTCCCCAAGTAGAAAGTTGTTTAGCAACCTTCTCTCCAAGAACTTTAGATATTCTCCTATAAAGATAGGGAATATCATAATACTCACAATTCCATCCAGTGACTACTTCCGGACAATTCTGTTCCCAATAAAACATGAATCTATCCAAAAGATCATACTCACTATTACAATGAATATAATTTACATTTGGATTAGTGTTAAGGAAAGGTTTAATTCCCCAGGTAATAATCTTTTTAGTAGAGTAATCCTGAATGGAAATTGTTAGCACTTCTTCTTGAACTGATTCAACATCTGGGAATCCCTTCTCAGATGCAACCTCAATGTCAATTGTAATTAATTTGATTTTAGAAATATCAAACTTAATTGATTCTTCTTTATAGTTTTCTGAAATATATTGATTGATATACCTAGTGTTTCCATAGAGTTGAAAGTTATCAATCTTTTGATACTTATCAATGAACTCTCTGGTTTCCCTAATAGTTCCTGGTTTAACTTCTTCTACGTATTTCCCTTCAAGAGTCTTAAATTTAGTTTTCTTATTGCTAGTTACATACAAAGTTGGGTAGAACATTTGTCTGTTTTTGAAATGTTCTCCATTATCAAACCCTCTAGAAAGTATTTCATTTCCAACAAGAACTACATTGGTATAAAAATTCATTTAATAGTTTTCAAATAAAGTTCAATTTGATCTGGTTTTGGATCTACAATAGTAAAGATTGAATCTGAGTGAATCTTAAGTTCTCTCTGATCAGTAAATACTGGCCACTTTCTCATCTCATATGAAGTTGAGTTTGAAATAAGCATTTGAACTGGATTAACCAATTTACAATCAGGTTCTCCCAAATCTGCTCCAGCAACTTCATGTACCTCAGTCATCAGAATGGAATCATTCTTCAGAATCAGAATTTTCAGGTTTTGCATTTACACTCTCCAAATAAGATTTAGCAACTTCATCAATAGGATCAACCATAGTTACCACCCAATCAGAAGGAATTTTAATTGTTGTTTCTTTAGACAGGGGGATGTATGGATAAAATCCAATCTTGTCTCCATCAAGTCTAGTTACATATGGATTACTCAACTCATACCATTTTCCAAGAATATCTTCAGAAGTAACATCAGCAATGACATCTTCTAAAGATTTCAGGATTAAAAGTTTAACAGACATAATTTTCCAAAGTAAGTGTTTTATCTTGAAGTTTTAAGATGTGATCAGCAAGTTTATCTATGTAACCTTTGTTTCTAAGTTCTTTAAAAACAAGATTCTCAAAGGAGAATTCTCCCCCCTTGTCTAAACCTGCATTTCTCATATCTCTGAGTTTAGATAGAAGATTTTTTAAAACATCTTCATCAGTTGCAGTGGCAACTGTTCTATCTATTTTCCTCATCATATCATGAACCTTGCTATTAAGCAAGTCAGTATCCAGTTCTCCAGTGAATTTGCCAGGAAGCATCACCCACTTTTTATATTTTATTGAGTAGACTCCTTGATTCTTTCTTCTCTTTTTACCAATGTCCTCTACATATGGTTCAATGTCATGTCCATAAATCTTAGCATTGTGTGTTAACTTCCAAAGTTGTTTCTTATCCTCATACATATCAGATGCCAAATCTGGACACTCTGTTGCTTGCTTGAGGTCTACAACTATATGAAGATCTAAATCTGAGTACCTTGTGTAATTATATCCTGCATTCCCTCCCAGCAATAAAATATCTTGAACTGATGACTTTTTCAGTCCTACAAATTCAGTCCAGGCATCTGCTACTTTTTTTAAATGCTTTGATACTTCAGGTTTTAATTTATCATTGACCCAAAATTTAGGATTAAGTTGTGTATTAACCTTAAAAGATATTGATTCCTCAAGGAATTGATTATATGTTTTCATTAACCCTTTTTAGATATTTATAAAAAAGGGGGGGATGGATGGTCTTAGTCATCCTCCCCCTTGCGCCGACGATATTCTTAATTATTTAGAACCAAACTCTTTTCTTCTGATGTTCAGGTACAATCTTAGAAAGTTTAATTGAAAGAAGACCATCCTCAAATGCAACTTCTCTTACTTCAACATCATCTGAAATTGTCCATACTCTAGTGAATGCTCTATTGGCAAGTCCATGGTGCACATATTCTTTGTCATTATTAACTTCTCTTTCCCCCTCAATGAAGAGTTTATTGTTTTCTGTATAGACAGTAATCTGATCTTTCTTAAATCCTGCAAGAGCAACTTCCACTCTAAACTCAGTATTACTCTCTTTAATTACATTATATGGAGGATAGTTTGTATCTGTTTGATGCAGTGCTCCCATTCTATGGAACCATTCATCCATTCCAATAGAATACTTATCAATATCATTTAAGAATTTTTCAATGTTTGAGGCGTTATATTTCGCTAATGTGTTGTACATGGTAGATCTCCTAAAGCATCTGTGTGTTTGTGAACCCAGTTGGCATTCACATTATTAATTATACTACAAGCATAAAAAAAGGGGATAGTAATATCCCCACAAAATTATTCAGTTTCCTCTACTCTTTTTTTCTTAGAACCAATATTGTACTTGGTTTCTAGAACCCAATCATTCTTATCCTTATAAGAAAGAACTTTAATTTGATTGAGAGGAGCAATATCTTGGATTTTACTCACATCTACAATAGTGATAAGACCCCAATCTGCAAGCAGTTGTGCAATTCTATTTCTCCTTTGAACATCATTCAAAGTAAGATTTGCGTGCTTGCCATCAAGAGCAAACAACTCTTTAAAATGGACAAGATAATATCTACCTTGCTTATGAAGAATGTGGCAAGATTGATAGATCTTCTTTTCCTTTCTAGATGCAACACCAATCCTAGTGAGTGTCTCACGAACCTTCAAAAAATCATCAGGTTCATTAAGAATAACCTCTACCATTTGGTTAGGAGTCCACTTCACTTCAGGTTCATTAACTACACTCATTTTCTTCCTCCAGTTTCAAGTTTAGATTTAATAAAGTTAATTTGGTCTTCTGAGAGAATTCTCAAAGCTTGTTTTGCCTTTTCATTACTATAACCATAGTAAGATTTAACTACTTCAAGATCTTTGATTTTTTCTTGTTTAATCCAAGGAGAGTATCTTTTCCTTGTTCTGACACTATTTATAAAAAAGTCATATTGCATTTTCTTAGGCAATGAATGATTCTTATTCATTTCATTTGCATACATCAAAGTATCAATAGTCCCAGACAAACATCTGTTGATAATATATGGTGGATAATCTTTCTCTGAAGATGGATCTTCATCCAGAATATTAATTTTGGATTGATTAATTGACCCCAACCAATCTTTTAGTTCATGCTTCATAATTAATAAGAACCAATTCCTTCCTCTGGTGTTGTTCCATCATATATTCTCCCACTGACCTCATAGTGTATGTGTGGGCAAACTCAAATGCTTTCCAATCTTTAAATCTATTTCTAACCAACTGAGTAGAATTATAACTTACCATCATATCCATGTTAGGCACAGAATCACAATCAGCAGCAAACTTATCGTGATCAAATCCTTTGTGCATTGATCCTTTGTTCCCATAGAGATTATCCTTAATATCATAAGGAGGATCAAGATAGAGAAAAACAGTACCATCTCCATCCAACATCTGATTGTAGGAATAATTAGTTATATTCCACTTCTCAATCAATTTAGAATACTCTGGAAGTTTCTCAATTCCTCTAACTGAAAAATTGTTTTCTGATGCTTGTGCAGAGAAAGAAGAACTTTCAGTCAATCCACTAAAAGAACACTTATTCAAAACATAAAAAGATACTGCTCTATCAAATGGTTTTGATTTAGGATGAGCAAGACATTCTTTAGACTCTGCAAATAAAAGTCTTGCTCTGTCTGGTGTTGAATAAGTTTGTTTTAAGTTTAAGATCTGCTCTGTAAATTTTTCTCCTTCGGACTGAAGAACTTTCCAAAAATTTACCAGTGGTTCATATAAGTCATTTACCCAAATAGAAATATCTGGGTACTGTTTTGTGACTGCAATTGCCATAGAACCACCACCAACAAATGGTTCTCTAAATTCTCTATAATTGTAGAGGTCTGGAAGATGCTGAAACAGTTTAGGAACTGCTCTAGACTTTCCTCCAGGGTAACGAAGACAAGTTTTAAGGGATTTCATAATCAGGTTTGTTGTACTTCAAATATTCCCAAAAGGTTAATTTCATTTCCTTTTGTGTCATTCCACAATGTTTTGCTGCAGCAGGTAGAGTCATCTTTGCCCTAAACAATGCTTCATTTGCTTCTCTTACATTTTCTGGAGTTGTCTTAACTGGTTCTTCTTTTAAGTTCTGGTATTTCATTTAAAATTACACTCCACCATAATTTCAGTTAGTGCTGCCAGAAGATTAATTTCCTGATCAGCAACAAAAGCAGATTGATACTGGTACTTAGCAACAATCAAAACTGTAGCAGCAATACTAGGACCATCTAACTTCTCATAAAGAGAATCATAAACTTTTCTAAGGATTGTAGAAGAATCATTATCTAAGTTCAAAGAAACCCATTTCCTAACCTCAGGAAAGTTCTTTTCCTTTAGATGTTTAATTAAATCAGTTACTGTTACATCACTGAAGGATGTAAGAATTCCAGAATCAATTTCTCCACCAACAGAATACCTTTGGCATTCATTTAGAACTCTCCTCCAGTCAGGGAAATGAGTATTGATTATTTGTGCAATAACCTTTTGATCATACTTAATACTCTCTTCCTCAAGAATAAACCCGAGACGCTTGAAGAATTCTCCTGCAAGTTTTGCTTTTTCTTTTCCTTTGATTGAGAATTCAACAACTGCACATCGAGAGTGAAGAGGTTCAATAATTTTGTTTTTGTAGTTGCAAGTAAAGATGAATCTACAGTTTTTATAGAACGTCTCAATATTTGCCCTAAGTAGGAGTTGTACATCTGTGGTGGTATTGTCTGCTTCGTCAATAATGATGACTTTATGTTTTCCAGTTGCTTGAAGTGATACGGTCGAAGCAAAGTTCTTTGCTTGATTCCTGACAGTATCGAGAAATCTCCCTTCATCTGATCCATTGATGACATAATAATCTACTCCTAGTTCTTCACATAATGCTTTTGCTACTGTGGTTTTACCACATCCTGCAGGACCTGCAAGAAGTAGATTTGGGATTTCTCCACCATCTACAAATTCTTGAAATGTCTTTTTAATGCCTGCAGGCAAAATGCAATCTTCAATTTTCTTTGGGCGATATTTTTCTACCCACAAAAAGTCTTTACTCATAATCAAATAGGTTGAGGTCCTCCAACAATTATAGCAGATGGAATCTGTGCCTGAGCAATCTTCTTTGCTTGGGACTGACTATCTGCATCAACAACAACTTCCAGATAACGATTATCACCTGGAAGTTTATATCTTACTTTATACCTCATTCAAAGGTTGAATCTGGTTCAAGTGCAATAAAGTACTTCAGATTATACTTCTCATTCACAAATTTAGCAGAGAGTTTCTTAGAAATAACCACATCATAAGAACCTGGAATAATCTTAATATTCTCCACTTTAAAGTTAAAAACAAACTCATCATCAGTTTCTCCAACAATGATTGAGTACTCATTAGATGTATCATTGTTCTTGTCTCTAACTACCAGACTGATAACACCATTTGCTCCAATAGCAGAAAGGTCTGGAAGTTTATACACTGCAGAAGCTTTGATAAGTTTATCCAACTGAGAATGCTCCAATTGGAAACAAACATCTTGAGTTGGAAGATCAATATCTTTGTCTGGAGGAGACACAATCACTTCAGGATCTGCATAGAAATACTTAACTCTACGCTTACCCTCTTTAATTGTCAGATATGATTCATTAGTAAAATCCAAATCTGGGTCTTGATGCAAACTCAAACCATTAAGGAATTCATTTAGATCATAAATTGCAAAGTCCTTCCCAAACTCTTCCTCAACATCAGCAACAGCATAGATGTTCCTGAGAATGGAAATAGTTTTGATCTGAGATCCTTGTTTGACCAGGATTGATTGATTAATATTAGAAAAGTTTTTAAGGATAGTAATAGTGTTGTCGGAAAGTTTCATCACTTGTTTTCAACTAGGTTAAGGTGGTTAATGAGAAGGATAGTATAGTGCAGGACTTTGAACAAGTCTGCACGAGGAGTCCCTTTAGTATCATACCTATCAATGTACTTAGTTACATTGCCAGCACAAAAACCTTCTCTACGATTGTGTTTGATCTTGTCTAGGGTCTGCTCTGTTCCTTCCCCAGTTCTATCAACATAATGCTGACTATATGTTGACTTAATATATTCTTCTAGTTGCTTGAGAATTTTATCCTCATTGTATTTCCAAAATCCATTATCTTTAGTCATAGTTTCCTCAAAAGTAATATAATCAGGGGATTGTGGAGGAATCCAAAATCCCTCCCCACTCATAGACCATCCACCTTCTGCTGCTTGTGTCCAAGTCATACTATCAGCAGGAAGTTTCACAATGTCCTCATCAGGTCCAAACATAAAATAAAATAGACTGAACTACAGGTAGTTTAGCAAAAAAACTCTCTTCAGTCAATCATCATGCTGAATCCTTTTTGCTTCTCAAATTTGATAACTGAGTCAAATTTGTCCAGTAATTCATCAGTCTTATGTGATATTACAAATACATTAGATTTACTAATCACATACTTAATGATTTTGCTGAAGTTATCAGTTCCAAAATCATCCAAAGAACTATCAAATACTTCATCAAGTATTAGAAGATTTGTATTGATTGAGTTTTTAATTTTAGCAATCTCCCTCCAAGTGAACAAAATAGACAAGTCTATTCTCATCTTTTCCCCTTCACTGAAGGATGAGTAAGAAAAGTCTTCATAGATTGGATTAAGAGCCTTCTCATTGAACTCTTCATCCAAAGTAAAGTTTACAGGGAACTCCATTAGTTCCAAATACTTATTTAAATTTTGGTTTATTAGGGGCAAATATTTTTTAATAATTTTAGTTTTTGCCCCATCATCTTTAAGTAAAAGATGTATAAATTCGTAGTTTAAAAGTTCTTCTTTTTTTGTAGAAATGCTTGTTAAGATTTCATCTAAACTCTTTTTTAAATTTGCTAACTTTTCATATTCAGTATTAGTGTCTTTACTTCTGGAGACAAGTTTTTGAATTTCTTGTTGTAAATCTCTGTACTGGTTTTGAAGTTCAGTGACTTTAACATTGTTAGAATTGATTTCATTATTGAGTTTAGTAATCTCCTTACTAATTGCTAAAAATTTATTCTCATTTTGTTGTTCATCTTTAATTGCATTTTCAAGTTCTTCACAAGCAGAATTAAGTTCAGTTTTTTTATTCTGAATATCTGCTATCTTATTTAACCTAAACTCTTCCTCAATAGATTGAGTACAGGTTGGGCAAACCCTATTGTCCTGGAAAAAATCATACTCATCTGTAATTGTAGATACTTTTTGTATGAGTTTTATTTTAATAGAATCCAGTTTCTTTAGTTTGGATGTTGAGGTAGATACCTTTGACAGTTCATCTTGAAGTTTCTCACACTCTGATAGGATTTTATCATTAGTATCTAAGAATTCTTTCTTTGCCTTTTCTAATCCAATGAGTTTACTTTCTTTAGATTTGATGTCTTCGTTATTTCTTTTTTCAATTTCAGAAATAAACTTTTCTTGATTGTCTATCTTGTCCTTGCAGTTCTCCTTCTTATACTGAAGTTCTTTAACATCATCTCTTAAGGTCTTGATATTAACTTTAGCAATATCATTCATAGAAGAGAAAACCTTAATATCTAAAAGGTCTTCAACTACTTCCCTTCTATTTTGAGATGATAGTTGCATAAATGGAACAAAGTTAGAAGATCCAAGAACAACTATCTGAGTAAAAGACTTATAGTTTAATTTTAAAATATTTTGCTCTAACCATTTTTGCTGGTCATTAGAGGCAGATGATTGATCAAGTATGGAGTCATTTTTATAGATTTCAAAGATGGTAGGTTTAATACCTCTAATAATTTTCCAAGAATCTTTTCCAATTTCAAAATCAATCTCAACAACACAAGACTTTTCGTTCATTGTGTTGACAAGTTGCCCTTTATTAATTTTTCTAAATGGTTTATTAAACAGCACAAAGGTAAGAGCATCCAAAAAGGTACTCTTACCTGCCCCATTCTTTCCAATTATTAGTGTGGAACTATTTTTAGTGAAATTAATTTCTGTCCAATAATTACCAGAAGATAAGAAATTTTTATATTTTATTTTTAGAAACTTTAACATAATCAGGAGGAACAACTATATCATTTGAGGTAATTATTACATACTGATAATTCATGTGATCACAAGCCATTATAGCAACTTCTGGATGAACTTCAGTAACTTCCATTTCAGGATAATCCAATTCTTCTAGCATGGTTAAATATCTCTCTGCATCATCTTCTTCTTCAAAAAGAAACAATACATTAGATCCATTTTTTGCAGAAAGTGCATATGCTCCCTCCTGCCCCTGTGCTGCTGTAAGAATATACATTATCCTAATTGAAATGCTTCTTGATAAATTGAATTAACGAGTTCCTTAATTCTATTTTTATTTAACTCAATTTCAGATTCATCAATATACTTTTTAAGCAGAGATAATGTATCTTCATTTTCAACTATCTTATCTACATCAATATCTTGATTGATGACTACTTCTTCTATGATTTTAAGATCTTGTAGTCCAGATTCCAATAGAAAGTCAAGAAACTTTTCATACTTAACCTTATCTTTCTTCTCCTTAATAATCATTTTTACCATACAACCTTCATAATCTTGAAGATCATACATTGCATCATCCCTATAATAAATGATTTTAAACATTTCATAAGGATTTTCAATTGTAGTTATCTCATAAGTCTCTGTATCAAATATAACAAATCCTCTTTTATCATTATAGTCTGACCAGTACAATTGATAAGGATTTCCTATGTAATAAATTTTGCCATCATCACTTCTAGTATGATAATGTCCAGAAAATACCCTATCAAACTTTTTAAATATATCTGCATCTCTTCCATTGACCTGAGAATGCCCTCTCTGAGGATAGAAACCATTTAGTTCTAAATGACCCATAGCAATCTTTGCAGGGGTCTCCTTGATGGCATTCAGGGCATTCTGCTCACCTTCTGGAGTAATCCATGGAATAAAAAGAATATCAGTACCTCCAACATTAACTGTTTCTGGAGATGTCATGATTTTTATATTTTTATAATCTCCCATCAACAAGATTGGACTATTTAATTCTGTAGTGTTCTTGTAGAAGATATCATGATTACCTACAGTTAAGTATACTTTATATTTTTTTAAAGGTTCTAAGATAACTCTTTTAGTCCAATCAATGCTCCAGTAGTCTGTTGCTTTTCTGTTATCAAAAATATCCCCCATGTGGATAACAGTATCTACATTATATTTTTTTAATGTAGGGAAGAAGACATTTTTGTAAAACTTTTCAAAATACTCATGGAAAACTTTATTTCCTTTCTTGAAGTTGAAATGAGTATCAGTAATTATAGCTACTTTCATTGGGAGAATCTATAATTAATTCCATCTTTGATACCATTGAAGTCTGAATAATCTCCACCAAGATCAGAGGTATCTGCAGTAAATACTTGATCAAATCCAGATCTTTCAATAATTTTAGTCTTAATTTCTAATTGTTTCTTCTCCTTTGCAATTCTTCTCAAGAATGCATAGTAGACAATTTGAGTAAAGTAAGCAAATGGATTAGTTCTCTTAATATCAAAATTATCGATGTATTGGATACAGTTTTCTATTCCATCACAAATCATCTCATCCTTAAACATATAATTTACAAAGTTTGGTTTATATGCTAGATGATTTGCAATTCTTAGGAAACAATCACCAATATAATTACTGACCTTAGGTTTGGGTAGTCCTTGCTCCTTTGCACTATCTACCTTCTTCCTATACTCAACAAGAGCAGTATAGAAATCTTTATTGTTTACATAATGTTCTGATTTCTTTTTTGTTCTGGACATTACCAATGACATGTTAGTTTACTCAATTACGAAACTCAATATGTTCCCATTATAACCTCAAAGACAGATAGTTGACAAGTTATTGATTTGTAGTTAGAATCACTCTGTTAGGGTTGAAGATGAGGTGTAGCTTTTAATACTACTTAGTTTTATAGATATTCTCTAGGAAGACTCTTGCTTCATCTACTTTAGATATAAGACCCAAAGTTTTATCTATTGATACTTGTGACCCACTACCTGTGTATTTTTTATATATTTGAATAATGTTTTCATCTTTAATTTCAGTTAAAGTAATAACCTTATCTAACTGAATTATGTACATTTCATCATCAGGGATACTCATCCAAGGTTTTACCTTGTATCCTACTATATTACCTTTTTTAGATTCTATACATTCAATTAGTACAGGATTATCTAAGATTAAAAAGGAATCATGTTCTTCTTCAGTGTAAGATACTAAGGCAAATACCTCTTCACCTGATACTAACTTAATTGAAGCATAAAATTCTTCTTCCATTATTTTTTAAAGTTAACTGTAATAATTTCATAGTCAAAATTCTCTTCATTATAAATCTTAATTCTTTCTATTAGATGATTTAGAGTATAGTTCTTTTTTGATTTATATTTGATTTCGTCAGCAATATCATAAAGAGTTGCTGATACTTTTTCTTTTCCTTTCCTAAGGACTCTTCCTATTGATTGTAGATTTCTTATTCTTGATTTGCTTGGGGAAGCGAAGACAACATTATGCAAGTTTCTAATATTGATACCTGTACTAAAAGTGCCATAAGAAGCAACAATAATCGCATTGGATTCTTCCTCGGTAATTTTTCTCACCAATTCTCTTTCTTCAGTGTCCACCCCACCATGAATAAAAAATATTTTTCTATTTTCACTAGCACTCTTATTTATAAGTTGGTATAAAGGTTCCCCATGAGTTGCAACACGATTAAACAATACAAGAGTATTTCCTTTTAAATCTAAAACAAGATTCTTGATGAACTTATTTCGTCTTTCATTAGAAATTAAATATTGAACTTCTTCTTCATAGTCATTGAACTCCTTTTCTGGATGAGAAAGAAGAAGAACTTTAATTTGTAATTTAGATAGATATCCTTCTTTAATTAATTGATCTGTCTTAATAAGTTTATAGGTAGGACCAAATAATCCTTCCAGTACTAACTTATGTGTCTGTGATCCATCTAAAGTACCAGTAAATCCAAACCTATACTTAGCATCAAATAGTTTGGACATAATGGATACTAATGATTTAGATTTGAATTGATGTGCCTCATCGCCAATGACTACATCATATCCTTCAAAGTAAGATTTATCTAACTTATAAATGGATTGCCATGTGGATATGGTGACAGGTTTTACAACCTCTCTAGACATCCCTCCATAGATCTTGTGACAATATTCCTCGGAGTTCCATCCATAGTCCTCAAAGTCCTTGTACATCTGCTCTACAAGTGATGTGGTAGGGACTATGAGGAGTATATTCATTCCTTTCTCCACAAAGTATCTAACAACTGAATAAATCATCAGTGATTTACCAGATGCAGTTGGAGATAGAATTAATTTCCTTTGATACTTTAATGCATCATGAACACCTTGGATTTGGTAATCTCTAGGCTCATGAGAGCATATGCTTTTCATATAATCCTTCACGCCTTCCATGGAGATTGACTCATCAATTTCTCCAGGAAGACCATAGTATTTGTTTTTAGTTAGTTCAAACTTGTAATTATGATTATCACAGAATGAAATTAGTTTATCTAATAGACCAGCATAGATTTCTCCAGTCTGAACATTAAACAATCTTATTTTTCCATCCCAGTGCTTACTTCTGAACTGAGGCATGAACTTTGCCCCAGGGACATCAAAAGTAAATTGATCGCTCAATTCATATTTGATATGAGGTTCACACTCCACTTTCAGAAATATTTCATTCTTTTTGCTAATAGTTAAATCTGTCATATTACATTCCTGATTGGAATCTCAAAAAATCAATTGAGTTTTTAATTTGATATGTTCTATTGGAAATCATCTTTAAGATTTCTTCAATGTATTTCAACATTGTATCATAATATTCAATTTTCATAAAGATATCTGATATAACTTTATCTGCTTCAAGATGATTTTGCATACTTTCCTTATCTCTTACCTTGTAAGGAAATGGTTCATCTTTATAGATATCAGGATCTGCTTTGCCTGAATAATAATTATATCTTTCTAATTTCTTTTGTTTATATTGAAATTCCGTTCTTTTCCTTAGTAGGGAAAGGTTATTGTATATTTCATAATATTTTGCATGAAGTGCTGGAACTTTTAAAGATTCATTGTGTAGATTGTCTATATCAATATTAGAATCTTCTTTCCACATAATCTGAATTTCATCAAGTGATATCATAAATTAATTTCCCATAAGTGTTTCTATTCTATAATAAGTATACTTAAAGTTTACTTCTGCTGTAAAGTATCTAATGTCTTCCTGTGTTGCATCAAAATCAAGTGCAGACAAATAAGTTGGAAACAAATCTGTAAAAATTACATTAGCAGTTGGTGTAAAATTACTTCCTAAAATTTGAAGAGTTCCATCAGAAACTTCAAAGTTTAATGACTTGGGATTTTTTCTATATTCATCTGGATTTTCTTTTTGGAGATCTGAATATTGCTCTAAACTGTAGGGGAAACCTAATCCAGTCATCCAGTCATGGATTTGCATATAGTTTTCCATATATTCATCCACCAAAAATCTAAGTCTCAAATCTTCAAAATTCATTTTATCCCCAGGGATATCAATGTTTTTTCCATAACGAGTTTGAACTGCAGAACCTAAGGTAATTGCAGGAATGCCTGCAAAGTTCGAATAAAAGTCTACCTTTGGTGTTTTTGCTAAAGTAAATTTAAACCCTACTGGAGATAAGTAATTCCTATTTCCTGGTTGGGAATTTAATGCACTGTTGGACATATATCTTTTTTAACTATTTATTTGCATAAAAAAAGACCCCTCTGGGAGGGGTCCTGCAACCTTGTGATTAACTCACATGAGGTTCTTGATTTGTACTCTTCTGTAGTATCTGTTCTTACCAGCAACAATAGCACCCAGACCTTGATCTGATACATTGCCATGTGCAAATGGGTTGGCAACCATACCATATCTGGTCTTGAATCCAATCTTAGGCTGGAAGGTGTCCTGACCTACAGCACGTACCATCTGGAGAGGTACATATGGGCAATAGAACAGACCAGCATCATAAGGATTGGTTCCCTTATAACCTACAACATAGTACTGGTTAGCAGCCAGGTTTGCAGCATATGGGTCAATGTAAACTCTGAACTTACCATTGAGAACACCAGCAAAAGTATTGCCAGTATCATCAACATTCAGGTTAGCATTGAGAGCAGGGGTGTAATCCAGAAGACCTGCCATGGTGAGTGCAGAAGCAACATCAGCAGAGCAGAGGATTGTATTACCCTTTCCTCTTCTTGTTCTTTGAGCGATTGCATTAGCATCTCTCTCAAGTTGGAACAGAAGACCCTTGAACTTCTCAACAGACCATCTACCATTGGAGTCTACATCCAGGTCAAAGAAACCTGCATTAGCTACATTGGTTTGTGCACCAGGCTCAGCAATCTTGTAGATTGTTCTGATGACTTCTCTGTTGATCTCAGCAAGGATTTCGGTGGAGAGGATGTTAGCAAGCTCAGCTTCTGCATCCAGACCATGAATTGCCTTGAGGTCTTGTGCCAGTTCCAGGGTGTACTCAGCCTTGAGTGCTCTGCTCTTTGCAGTAACAGAAACTTTCTCAATGCTGAATGCCATCTGGTTGAACTGATCTGTGGTGTTGTATCCACTATCCTGACCAGAGTATGCAGTGTCAGCCTCATCAAAGAGTGCTTCCTGACCACTCTGATTTACATATCTGGATCTCATTGCAAAGATCAGTCCTGTAGGACCATTCATTGGCTGAACTCCAGCCAGATCATATGCAACAAGGTTAGGCATTGATCTTCTGATCAGTGAGATCAGAACAGGATCAAAACCTGCTACTGGACCACCAGGGGTAGCATCAGCTGAGAAACCAGCAGCACCAGCAGCACCAGCTACGCTAGCATAAGAACCTGCTGGGGTCTCTGAGAGGAATCCTCTCTCTTCTTTTAAAAATCTCTCTTGGTTTTCGAGCAGAACAGCAGTAACAGCTCTTCTATGAGGATCCTTGATAGGATCAATACCCTCAGCTTGAAGAAGTGGTTCCCACTTTTTCTGCAATTGTTCTGAAAGGAACATTTGCTTTTCTCCTTGTTTTAGTCTTGTTAAAGTGTTTTTAACTACAAATATTTATAATTAAGTTTAATTTCACTTAGAGTATTTTCCTAATGCTCTGAGGTAAGCATTCATCTGAGGACCGTAATCCGCATTTGCTTCCTCTGTAAGCATTTCCTCTCTTGTTGAAGAAACTGGTGTTTTTGTAAAATATGACTCTTTAAGAGTCTCCAGCTTCTCACGATAGTCTACTTCACCTTCAAACTCAACACTTTCAGCAAGACTTGCAAGCTTTTCCTTCTGAGTTAAAGCTAACCCTTCAGAAACATCATTTAAGATTGTATCACTTACAGCTTCACTAAGTCTCTTGTTTAACTGAACATTTCTTTCGATTTGTTCGTTGAGTTTTTCCTCCATTTCATCTAGTCTTTCGACCATTCCTTCTAGGACATCATATTTCTCTTCAGGGATGTTTACATAATGTTCTTCAAAAAGTCCCATCAGGTTTGTCATAAATGACTCTGACAGTTGTGACTTGATTCCTGTTTCTACTTGAAGAGCATTCTCATTGAGCCACTCTTCAGAAACATACTCAAGATAAGAATCAACTCTTTCGGTTAATTCTTCTCTGATTTCGGTAACTTCATCTACAAGCTTCTGTTGATAATCTTCTTCCAGAGCCTCCATTACAGCAACGAGTTTTGACTTAACAGCAGCTTCAAAAATTGTTGCTGCCTTCTTCATAAACTCTTCACTCAGATCCTCACCCTCCATAAGGGCATTGATATCTTCTGAGTAATCTACTCTTTCATTAGCAATTTGATCTAATCTCTCTTCTAATGAAATTGTTTCTTCCTCTTCAATTTGATCTACAGTATCTTCGGAAAATTCTTCTTCAGAAATTACTTCCTCATCCTCAGACTCAACTTCCTCATAGCTAACTTTTGCTTTGTTAAGATGTTGCATTGCATCAGGTGCTTTTGCACCCTTGTTTACAACATTGCTTACCTTAGCAAGAGTTTTGCCAGGAGTCTTCAGTTTATTTGACTCATCATCTGGCTTTGAGTTCTGGGGAGTAGGTCCTCCCAGATCTTCTACTGAAGATGACAGACCTTCACCAGGAATGTCTGCCTTGTGCATCGCCTCTGCAGGCTTTGCACTTTTGTTTACTGCAGTAGTAGATTTTTTAGTAGATACTTCCATTTCTTGTAAATCGTTACCGACACTCATTTGTATACTCCGAATAAAATCTTTTTTTTAATTTATTCTATATTTATTTATAGAATTATAGATTTAAAAGGTACTCTCCAAAGAGAGCTAATTTATTTTGTTCTGTTAGTTTTCTTTGTTTTGAAAGATGTTCAATCTTCTTTCTAGTTTCTTCTGCATTCATTTCTTTAAGAATGCCACCATCCCATACCCATTCTTTACCTTCCATAATGCCTTGAACAAAAGCATCAGGTGCAGATGGATCTGCTACAATATCAGCAGCAGTTGCAAGCATAAAGTCTTCGCCTACATACTTGATTCCATTTTTTTCTACCAGTGAACCAATACCTCTAGATGATACACCAAGAGTTACACCTTCTCCCAAAAGGGATTTAGCAATATTGCCCATTGGAGTGTCAAGAATTTTTGCCCTTCCAATGAAATTGGTGCCTTCTTTTCTGAGGTTTGTGATCATGTGAGAAACTCTATCCAGATTTACTGTTGGACCATCTGGATGACCAAGCTCACCTAATGCTCTGCCTTTAGAAATAAAACTTTGAGTATATCTGTTAACTTCTCTTTCCATAATAGAAAGAGGATAGTTTCTACCATTTCTATTGGTAACTTCTGCTTGAAGGAAAGGTCCCTGAATATACAGAGTCTTTACTCCATTTTTTTCTTCAGTAATAATTTCTACTGATTCTATTTCTTCTGTGATAAGTTTCATGGTTATGCCTGTGATGAGATTTGTACTTCTGAAATAAAGACATTTGCTGTTCCACCTTCACCTAAGGCAGAAACTTTTACACTTCTAGCAACCACTGCATTTGTTACTGTGATAATGCCAGTAACTGATGTTGTATTATGATTAATTGTAATTGATTCTGGAGAAACTGCAGTAACTGCTACATGGGAAGTGTTAACTCCTGATGTAGTAGCACCCTCAACTGATACATAATCTCCAACCAAAAATGGGTTGCCATAATTTTGCCCAAAAGTTACAACTGTTGTTGCACCAGTGGTAATACCTGAAATCTGTTGTCTTGCAACTCTTTCCTTCAGGACTTCAGGTTGTGAAGTTGCAATATGAAAATCAGATGCTGTTGCCACTGGGGCAGTTCCAATAGCAACATTTGCATTTGCACTTGAAACAGAAATTCTCAGCACTCCACTTTTCAATGAAATTGCTGTACTGGTAGATGCTGTACCAGTTGTAACACCAGTTAATGGTGCAATTGTTTGCACTACTTTGTATGACATTCTTATAAATTGGACAATATTAAGTATTTAGTTTTTAATAAATCTCTCTCCACCTTATAGATACTCCAACATTAGATGGGTCAGTACCTAAATTAGTAACTCTTACTGAAAAAATTTCAGAATCTGTAGAGTAAAAATTTTGAGATAAAAAGTTTTTCTTTGATGATGGTCCACTTTGAACTTGTGCTGTTGTTGCTGATGGTTTGGTTACATTCTGACTATCTCCAGCAGCATAACCTCCCATAAAATCTTCAAAGTATACTGTACTAATTCCAGTCATAGTTTGGTTATATTCCACCACAGATTCATCATTCTCAGAAACCCAAGTTCCAGTAGTATTAATTCCTACTGAACTTCTAAGTTTTACAACTTCATACTTAACATTTGCACCACTACTGAAAACAGTAATGTCTTCTAATTTTACAGTTGCTCTATTTGAATATCCTTTAAAACTATTTTTCAATCTAATAGCAATCACTGGTATAGTGGTCCCAACACCAACTGTTCTTAAATTAGTTGTATGTGAAAATTCTCTACCTGCTTCAGTATATCCACCCTCACTCATAACAGTGGAACAAATCTGAATAAATGAACCTCCAGCACCAACTTGAGTTCCACTATTTCTAATCTCACATCTTACTGGAAGATTTGGATTAGACATATAGACTGTAGAAAGGTTATTTGAATTGTAAAACTCATGAGCTACAATATTGAGACCATCTAAACTAAATCCACATCTAACTCTACCAACTCCTAACCATTCAAAATCAGTGAAAAATAGTTGAGTTTTTGTAATATCTAAATTAAATCCAGAGACTCCAGTTCCATCAAGTTTATCTTTATTCCATTGAGTCTGCGGAATTCTTCTTTCTGTTGTTCCAATTCCTGATGATGTATAAGATCTAATAACAAAACTTAAAGTTCCATCAGGTGCCTGTTCAAAATAAATTCCATCATTGTCGTCAAAATATCCAGTTCTTTTGGTGACATTTTGTTGTGCAGCACCATAATTAAATGTTGAATATATTAATTGAGATTTACCTGGCATATAATGATGGTATCTCTTTGTCTGATGAATGCAATAACCTGTAGAACTTGTCCCAGAACTAAGAACTGCTGCTGCTTGATTTCTTTCAAATGTAATAGTTGCTCCTACTCCAGATGCAACATCTACAAAATCTGGATCAATAGCATATAAGTGTTTATAATCTCCAAGAGTAAATGGATCTGATGTTCTTAATCTTCCAAATGCATCAATTTCAGGTTTAAATGGATCATACAAAAACGACATTAGACTACCCTCCAGGAATTACCTTTCCATATAAATGTTAAACTGCCATAATCAAAAGCAAGAATTGCTCTAGTTCTACCATCAATCAGGTCTGCTCCTGTTGGTAAGATTGTAATATATCTATTAGTTCCTTTGGATGCCTCTCCTAATTCGTCCTTAACAACAAATATTTTTCCTTGTCTATCTGCTTTTGGTAATGTAATAGTAACTGCACCTGCATAATACACACCAATATAATAATCTTGTGGTTTTATTGTATAAGATGAAGTAGTTACTGATGTTACTGGAACATCCATATAAGTGAGATTGGTCTCACCACCTCCACCTAAAGTAGAAAGTTGCTGCTGAATTCTTTCTACAAAGGTTTTATAGTGTTTTTGTAACTGGTCAAAGGTGACAAAATTTTGATCCAATGGAGTCAATGGATCATTTTGTTGTTTAGTATTTGAAGGTTCTGATAAAAGACCTAAAGACTTTTCTATAAGTGTTTTTTCTTTAGGAGGTTCTTCTTCTGCCTTTTCTTCAAATACTATTTCTTCAATAACTTCTTTTGGTTTTTTATAATCTTCTGCTAAAGGCTTGATAAAATCTTCAAAAAAAGAATTTCCAAGAATCTCCTGCATGGAGTCTTTTTGTTCTTTTTTTGCAGATTTTATAGTTTTAAAGAAGTCCTTTAACTCCTTATCCACTTATCACTCCTCTTCTGTTTGAACGCTAAACATACTTTGAGCAACATGAGGAGTAATTGCCTCTATATTCTCTGCAGATTTTGCAAAAAGAATTTCTTTGATCTTATCTGATACTTCCTCTGGAGAACCACCACTAAAAATAGTATCCATTAATTCAACTGTAGATTCCATTTATAACCTCAAAATTATGTACTATTTATATCTCTGCTGCCTTGGCATTGATAGAAACATCTTTATTATTATCAATATTTGGTTCTTTGGGAACATTGCCCATTGGTTGATTGCCTGGCATTGGTTCTAAAGGCATACCATCAGGACCAATTGCTGGCATCAGTGTTGGATCAGGATACAGACCATCCTTGATTTCCTTCTTCATCAATTTGTTTTCATCAACAATTTCCTGATCTGTTTGTCTCAGGATCTTGCGTCTTACATAATCTTGTGAATAATATCTACCAATGTAAGGTTCAATAGCAACCATTAGATTCAATCTTTCATTCATTAACTCAGTATCTTTGAGTTCAGAAAAGTGTCCATCATACAGATAATCATATTGAATATGATCGCTCATCTTCTCCCAATCTTCAGGAGTAACAATATTCTTAAGAATTAATTGTGTCTTAAGAAGATCGTGAAATACATTACTAAATCTCTTTCTCAGTCTTCCTACAAACTTACCAAACATCAATTCATCTCTAAGAATTTCAGAAGATCTTCCTAAATTAAAACCAGTGTCTGAAGCAGTTCTTGATTCTGGAACATTCAAAGATCTAAAGAGTTTCTTCTGGAAATACTGAACATCAGTCAGTTCTCCAAGATTCTGACCACCAGGAAGAGTGGTAATTTCAGTGCCTCTACCACCCTCTCTACGAGGCAACCAGAAGTCTTCCATCATAGACATAAACTTCTTGTCATCACGCATTTCACCAGTGTTTGCATCATAAACAAGTTTATTCCTATACCTGTTCATAACATCACGCAGATATTGTTCTGCCTTCACTTTAGGAAGATTACCTACATCAATGTAGAAGATTCTTCTTTCTGGTGCTCTAGAAAGTCTATAAATCACCAGAGCATCCTCAATCATTCTTAGTTGATTGAGTGCCTTAATTGCTTTATGGAGATATGACAAAGTAAGTTGTCTGTTTCTATCTACCAATCCAGATGTGACATAGGTAATAGCATCCTTGGCAATTCTAATGCCCTTATTTGTAGATGCTACTCTTTGTACATGACCCATTGGGTAATAGACAAAGTATTCATCTATTTCAGGATCTTTAAATGTCTGAGGTTTTTCTGGATCAATATTGTTAATGTAATTACCGCCAAGGTTAATTTGCTTATCACTTTTCCTTTGCTGCCTCATATATCTAACTTTCAAAGCATCCATGTATCTCAGATCTTGGATACCCTCTTCTGGATGCTTCAAATCAATTACTTTATGGTATAAGATTCTTCCATCTACATACCAGTTTTTGAAAATTTCATGTGATTTTTTATCAAATCCCATCAGGTCTTTGATATACTTAAATTCATCTCTGATTATCTTTTTGAGACCATCACTAGCATTTAAATTGCTTAATTCAATTTCTACAGGAGAGTCATTTAAATCAGAAACAATAGCTTCATTAACAACATTTTCAATGGCAGCATCACACTCTGGATGCAGTGCCATCTCTCTGTATCTCTTAATCAAATCATACTCATTTCTAAATACACCTTCAATATCTACATATTGACCATAGAATCCACTGGTAAGATAATAGTCAACCCCGTCCTCATTGTTTTGAGGAACGGGGGATAATGCATCCTTTGGTAATTTATTTTCGTCTTCTATTGAAAACCCAAAAAGTCTTGCCATTGTATAAGTTTAAAGTATAGAATTATTTAGACTACTTCTAAATTGGTTCTTCCTTGAGGATCAATAGCTTCCCACCATTGAACTTGAAGATCTACAGTGAATTCTTCAACTTCATTTTCATTATTGTATGATAAATCAATTTGAGATACATTAGTTGGGAAGACACCATGGATTACATACTTTCTTAATTCATTGATGGAACCATCTGAATTATTTGAAAGTCCAGTGTAGTTTCCTCTAGAAAGTTGAGTAACATTCATTTCTGCCATGTACTCTGATGGTGTGATTGTGCCACTTCCATCAGAAACTTTCACAATGTAGTTCATCCATCTTTCGAAGAAACTTCTCCATCTAAAGTCAACATCATTAATAACTGTGATTGTCCAGATGTCAAATGTTCTGTCACCAGCAATCTTCAGAGTTCTTCCTCTAAATGGAACTGGAATTTCACTGATGGTTGATGCAGGAAGACCTGCTGATTTAATAAGCATCAGATCATCTTGATCAAATTGAATTCCCAATTTGCCAAGAACACTGATATCAGTTCCTGTAGCATCTGTGGGTGTTCCACTAATTTGTGAACCAAAACTTACTTCAAAAAGGTTGCTACGAGCACCACCACCAGATAATTTTGTTTTGAATTTATCAATAGTTCTGTCTGAAAAATTAGGCATTTTTCTTAGTCTCCTTTAAGTTAAACTGTTCCTACTACTGTTTCAAAAGAAACACCAGTTCTTGTAGCAACAAATGTAAGTCCAATGAAGTTAATGGAACGAGCAGGTTTTACATATATATCTGCAATAAATTCATTTCTATCAATTACATCTGGTGTGTTATTTGAGTCATCACAGACTAAGAGGAAGTCTTGAATACCTCTCTTTGCCTGTACATCTCTCAGATAAGGTTCAACAATGTTAATGAAGTTTGCTCTTGTTGCTGCATCATTGAACTCAAAGAGTTGAGCATCAGCAGCACTCTTGATAGCCTGCTCAATTGTGATGAACAGTCTTCTGACATTGATTCTATCAAAGGCAGAAGTATAAGAGAGAGCAGTTTTATCACCAAAGAGAATTATGCCTGATCCTGGAGAAGAAATAACTGGATTAATTCTCTGGGAATAAAGCTTATCCCTATCATCTTGATTAGGATTGTAGGAAAGTTTGATTGGATATCTCAGTGTTCCTCTAACCTTTCCTGCAGGTGAATACCATGGGAATTGGTTAATGTCTGTTCTTACACAAAGACCAGCAACATCTCCAGAGCAAGGAATGTAAACAAACTCCTTATTGTATCTGTCATAGACATACTGGTATCCACTATCAAACACAGCATATGATGAAGAGGTTAATGGACTGAAGAATGAAAGAACATTTGCAAGTTGTGTTGATGTTTGTGCAACATTTACAACACCTTCTCTGTATGGGGAGATGAAAGCAACACAATCCTTTCTATTTTCAGCAATGCTGATGAGTGTATTTGCTTTTGCTTGCTCAATTTCTTTTCCTAAAGAAGCACTTCCTTGGAGTAAGAAGTTTAAAGGAACTTCATCTGCATTAGAAAGTTTATCATAAGCATCAGTAATGTCTGATAAATTAACTGCAAATCCACCAATTCCACCTTCTCCACTATAATCCTTTCCACCAGAAATAGTGAAGGATTTGTTTCCAATGGAGTTGAATGTTACATTATCACACTCAACATCCCAGATTCCTAAACTTTCTGATTGAGGTGTATTTCCTGAGGAGAACTTAGTTGCAACAGGATCTACATTCCAATATGAATCTGTAGTAGTTCCACCTAAAGACTTACCTGCATAGATGTATACCGAGTTCAGTGCAAGGTAATCCTTGTAGTATACACTTTGTGTTGGAGAAATTTCAGTATCAATTGCCTTAGAGAGGTTAGTAAACTTCTCTAAGATTGACTGGGAAGAACCTGAAATATTCTTTGATCTTGCACTATCAACAACTACAACATGCAGAGCATCATTGTTTCCATTTCTGTCTCTTACATATTGATTGGTTCTTGGCTTAGGAGCAACTGTTCTCCAAGAGAGAGTTACACTATCTCCATTAGCAGCATCTAAGATATTTTGAGTATTGTACCAGTCATTGATAGTAGCAGTGGTAACTACTGAAGATTGTGAGATTGAATTGACTAAGAAAATCTCATTAGTAGCAACATTAATTACATAATCTCCTGCTGTAATTCCTGCAATAGAAGCAACCTCAACAGTTGTGGAGGAACTATCTACTGAGGCAGAAACAGTAGTTACATTTTGGTTATATGTTAATACCTTAACAGTTGAACCATCATTAACAGATGCTGCTGCAGTTGTTCCAAATGTTGATCTAGCAACACCAATTTGATTTCCTGAGACTGAGATAACATCAAGAATTTCATCCCCAATTAACAAATAGCTTGCTGTGCTAATACCAGATGCTGACTCAACAAACAGGGATGAAGCAGAATTCAGAAGTGGAGCACTTCCTGCATTATCAATAGTTGTTGTGGCAGCAACATCTAATACTGATAATGAAGCACCTGCACCAATTGAGTTGGCACCAAATGATGTTGAAGGACTGTTTCTTGTTATTGAAAGAACAGGATTTCCTGCATTAGAAAGAGCACCATCTACATACAGGGAGGAATTTGTATTAAATGCATAAATTCCATTTTCAGTGTACTCTTGTGCAGTAGTTGTTCCAGCACTTACTTTGGAAACAATCTTGACATAGAATTCTGAAGAACCTACTCCAGTAACAATTCCCTTAATAAAACCGGATGCTGCTGTTGTAGTTCCTACTCCTGCAACTGTTCCTGAAAGTGCTTGAGTAACTGCATATCCAACTTGGATTGATGCTGTGTTTACACCAGCAATTGTTTGGTCTGCAAAGTTATCAATTACACAAACTTTGATTCCATCTGCCCAATGTCCTGGGTTCTTTGCTGCCCAGTAGAAATTGGTTGCAGTTGAATGACTTTGTTGATAATCATCATAGTTTTCAATTAATAATGATGTTGTTGATGCTATAGAAACTCCAGCATTAGAATTATTTAATGCAGAACCTGAACATCTTACTACCTTTAAACTTCCGCCGTATGAAAGGAAGTTTGATGCTGAGTACCAGTATTCATAATGGTAATCATTCTTTGATGGTCTTCCAAAGGTATCTACTAATTCCTTTTCATTAAGAATAGTGATAGCTTCATTTACTGGACCTTTCTCAAAAGGTGCAGCAATTCCAGCAGATAAAGATGTGGTATTGTTGATACCACCTCTAGTTAAATCTACCTCTCTTACTTTAATCCCTGGAGATGCTAAGCTTAACGCCATTTTAACTCCTCTAGTGCTTCATTTTGCTCTAAAAGTATTTATAAATTTCTCCTTTTACCTGTATTCCCACATAAATGATCTATCACCATACTCATC